TTTATAACCGTGTGTTATCGGACACGGAAATTACCCAAAATTACAACTATTTCAAAACTAGATATAGTATAGGTTAAACTACACTTTGTTATAATTTGACTTTGATCACACGAGTCTATATAATAGTAGGATGCTCACAGCCGTACAAGACGCAGTAAATCTATTACTTCCAGCCAAACGCAAAACAAACTCCACTAGTGGTTGGATCAGTTTCAATGCGCCCTGCTGCGGCGATCGTCGTGGACGTGGCGGCATTATTGCAAATGGTAACGGGTCAGTCAGCTATCACTGTTTCAACTGCAACTTCAAGGCCAACTACACTCCGGGTCGTCACCTAAACTACAAGTTTCGAAAACTGCTGGGCTATCTGGGTGCTGATGACAACACCATCAAACGCCTGGTGATTGAAGCAGTACGTGTCAAAGACTTGGTTGCGCCCGAAGAACTGGAAAAAGCAGTCAAGGAAGAAGTACACTTTGCACCAAGGCCCTTGCCCGACAGTGTGGTCAGTTTCAGCGAGTGGCGCACATTTTTGCGATTGCAAAACGAAGATGATCCCATACATCCACAGTTTCAGGCAGCAGCTACATACGTGTTGGATCGCAAGATTGATGTTGATCGTTATGAATTTTATACAACTGATAGTGAAGCCTACAATCTACACAAACGTATTATCATTCCGTTTTACTGGAAGGGAGAATTAATTGGGTATACTGCCAGAGGGCTGGACGACAACGTCAAGCCAAAATATCACAGCCAATATGCCACTGACTTTGTGTTTAATGTGGATCTACAAACAGTTGAAAAGAAATTCGTCATCGTCACAGAAGGACCGTTTGATGCGATGGCCATTGATGGTGTTGCTATACTGGGTAATGAGTGTAGTGAGAATCAAGCTGATATTATCGACAGTCTGGGGCGGGAAGTCATTGTCGTACCCGATAACGATAAAGCAGGAAAAAATTTGGTCAATCAAGCGTTGGAGTATGGCTGGAATGTTAGCTTTCCAATTTGGCACGAGACTTGTAAGGACATTAATCAGGCGGTGATGAAGTATGGTAAACTATTTGTACTAAAAGCCATAATAGAGGGCAAAGAGTCTAGCAGACTCAAGATTGAGTTGAGAAAGAAAAAGATGAATGATTGAAGCAGTCAACAAACAGCTGGAGTACAGAAATACAACATTGACCAGCTATGGGTACGACACTTCAAACAACATCGAATACCGATTCAACGCACAGGGATTTAGAAACGACTACGATTTTGACGCTGATCCTCAGATAATATTTGCTGGCGGCAGTCTGAGTTTTGGCATAGGTGTTGCTGAATCTGATAGATATAGTAGCATATTATCCTCGGATTTGGGATTGCACAAATGGGATATCAGCTATGCAGGCGAGTATTATGAAAACGCAACCATCTATCAAACACTGCTACAACTTACGAAATATAATCAAGTCCCCTTAATCATACAGTGGGTAAGTCAGAACAGAAACACTAAAAATAAAACCGCAGACTATATCAAAAACATAGATGCATTATTCCCCAATGCAGTGCATATAATGTATGATGGCACTGCGGTAGACGAGGGCGAATTCTTGATTACAAACCCAGTCTGGCTAGACAGTGTTGCAGACAATTCGCATCCCGGAGCAAAGACACATTGGGGTCTGGCTAAATTTTTAAGAACGCACATATGAATTTGCCTGATCCAAAAATTTGTATAGTATTCAATTCTGGGTCTTGCGGTGACTTCTTGGCAGCACTGATATCACAACAACTTGATGCCACTGATATAACAATCAACACCATAACAGGTGCTGCCGAAAATATAGCAGCGCAAGAATTTAAAGAGGCTGCTAAGGAATACTATAAATCTAAGTTTAACCCTGACAAATTTAACAATGTCGCCAATACCACAGTTGTAAATACTCACTATTGTGGTACTGAACTTATGAACCTTTTTCCAAACTGTAAGTTCTACTACATCGATGATTCAGAATTTATAGACGAGTCTGTGCAGGTCTATATTAAAAAACGTGTGACGACCAAATACGATTCACTACTAGATTGGTTTCACAACTTCCCAAATGTATTCACTCACATAACATCACGTATAAAGAACATAGACGAAGAAAAGATTTTGCAATTTATGCGACGAGATTGGCACAGAAACGTCACAGTATGGAAACAATTGGGCATCCCTGCAATTGCATTACGTGACGTTGTTGGTGAAAAAAGTTGTAAACAAATAGTCAAAAATATTATACAATCAGAAGTTGATGAATTTATGTTTACAGCATCGTTTACAAATTGGGCTGAGAAAAATAAAGAATTAATAGAACAAATATCGGAACATAAATGAAAGAATACAGCACAGATTTACAAAAACTATTTTTAGAAATGATGATCAGTGACGCACAGAACTTTGTGCGTGTGCAGAACATCTACAACAGCGAAAACTTTGATCGTAGTCTGAGAGAGACTGCCAAGTTTGTCAACGAATACAGCGACAAATATAAAACACTGCCCAGTACAGAACAAATTCGGGCAACTACGGGTGTTGAATTAAAATTCGACTCCAATATGAGTGAGCACAATGATTGGTTTATCTCAGAGTTTGAACAATTCACAAAGCGACAAGAACTAGAAAGAGCCATTCTCAAGTCAGCAGACTTGTTAGAGAAGGGTGATTTCGATCCAGTAGAGAAACTAATCAAAGATGCGGTACAGATATCACTTACTAAAGACTTGGGTACGGATTACTTTGCTGATCCTGCGGCTCGTATTACAAAATATTTCAGTTCGGGTGGACAGCAAAGCACAGGTTGGCCGCAACTAGACAGATTGTTGTACGGCGGATTCTCACGAGGCGAACTCAACATCTTTGCTGGTGGCTCAGGCTCTGGTAAATCTCTGGTTATGATGAACATTGCTCTGAACTGGCTATCACAGGGTCTGAGTGGCGTGTATATCTCGCTGGAATTGAGTGAAGAATTGGTTGCGTTGCGTAGTGATGCTATGTTGACCAGCACTGGCACAAAAGAGATTCGCAAAGACGTTGATGGCACAAGTCTGAAAATTGCTATGGCTGGTAAGAAATGTGGAGACTATCGCATCAAAGCACTACCAGCACAATCAAACATCAACGACATTCGTGCATTCTTAAAAGAATATCAGATTCAGACTGGCAAGAAGGTTGACTTTATGATGGTTGACTATTTGGACTTGTTGATGCCAATCTCAGCTAAAGTCAGCCCCAACGATTTGTTTGTCAAAGACAAATACGTATCAGAAGAACTGCGTAATCTGAGTAAAGAATTGGGTGTGCTGTTTGTCACAGCGTCACAGTTGAATCGTAGTGCTGTGGATGAACAAGAGTTTACTCACGCACACATCTCGGGTGGTATTAGTAAAATCAACACAGCAGATAACGTGTTTGGTATCTTGACTAGCAGAGCTATGAAAGAGCGTGGACGTTATCAGATTCAGTGTTTGAAATCACGTAGTAGTACTGGTGTGGATCAAAAGATTGACCTTGAGTTCAACGTTGAAACAATGCGTATCACAGACCCAGGACTTGAAACTGCACACACCGGCGGACCACCCAATGTGAATGCTATTATGAGCAAGATCAAAAATGTGGGTGCGGCAACTGCAAATACAGACGAAGATCAGCCAGCTAAATTTGAACGAGCAACAGGTACACCTGCTTGGGAAAAGCCAGCACAAAACGTTACTGGAACTAGTCAGAGTGCAAAACTAAAAAGTATGATTGCTGGGTTCAAGAAGTCAGAATGACCTGCATTGACGCATTCAAGAATATCAATATAGCAGTATTTAATGGGCAGCTTCAAATAGGCCCATGCTGCTTAACGCCCACAGAGAAGGTCGATAAAATTGACTTCTATGACTCTGCGTATCTCAACAGAATCAGGCGCAGTTGGGCTAAGTCGCAAATCCCCAATGAATGTCAGGGCTGTGAGACCAGAAGACTGGGTTCTAATCAATGGTATGCAGCACACGGCCTTGATAATACTGATGTTGAACTAGTCAGATTGGACTATTGGGTCGGTGATATTTGTAATCTTAGATGTGTGATATGTGGCCCTCACAGTAGCAGCAGTTGGAAATCTGAGTTGGGCATCACTGAACAAAAACAGGTTGTAAACAAGTACTGGCAAACACTGGATCTAACAAAACTAAAATTTGTTCACTTCAACGGTGGCGAACCCTTGTTGAGCAAAGAGCACGTAGAATTTTTAAAAGATATTCCCAACAAAGCACAGGTTCAAATCAACTACAATACCAATGGCACTGTAAGACCAAATCAGGCATTGATAGATTTGTGGTCTGAATTTGAGTTAGTCTTGTTGGATTTCAGCATAGACGATATTGATACACGCTATGAATATCAGCGTTATCCAGCATCTTGGCCAGAAGTCAAAGAAAATCTACAGTGGTTCCGAGATACAATGCCAGTGAACTGTATGTTTGCCATCAACACTACAGTGAGTATTTTGAATCAAGACACTATTCAGGAACTAGATTCTTGGGTAAAAGAAAATTTCTCTGAAAATCGTTTAGGTGATAAAATTGAGCACAGAAAACAGATGGCAAATGGCATACTGAGTCCAGATAGACCCACTGGAAACTTTGTAAAATACTTGGATCAGTGTGATAATAGGCGTGGCACAGATTGGCGACGAGTCTTTCCTAGTCTCTCACAGAAATTTATAAATATACGATAGATTGGAGCAAATCTTGCAGAAGCAGACTCGCAGCATTTTAGACGAATTGGCCAATATCGGAGCGGATCGTGACCGCAGCCGAATCATTGAAACCAGAGCCAGTAACGTCATTGCAAGCGCAATCAATCTCATGGGCTATATCCGTGAGAACTACGATGCTACTACTGCCGACGAACTGGAACGCAGATTACTAAACAGTATTCGCACACAAGACCCCAGTAAGTTTACTCGCAAAGTAAGAGGGCTCCAAGAAAACAAAGAGAGCCCAAATGAAAATAACAGACCTTAACGTCCCCGTCAGTTTTAAACTAGTAGAATCTCGTAGATATCTTTACGAGGGTCTAGATAGATCCGCTACACAAAGCGCAATGCTTTGGGAAAGTGCTGGTAATCGTTTAGTAGAATACGCACTAACTCCAGATCAGATCAACAAGATTTTCCAAGATGCCGAAGCTGGTATGGCTGGGCAAGGTGCAAACCGCACAATGCTGGGCAAGGGTGTTGATGTTGCCAAGACAGGTGTTGAAGCAGCAAAAGAAGTTAACAAGGCTTGGGAAGACTTAAAGACAAAAATTTCTAACTCGGGTCCAGTTAAGGGATTCGATCAAAAAGTCAGCGATGTATTGAGCAAGATCGGTGTCGGTGCAAAAGATCCGCAGTTTCAGGGTTTGGTCAGTAACTGGGTACAAAAATATCGTGACTTTGCTACACAACATCCAATCATTCAAGGTGCTGTGTATGCTACCTTGATCGCTGTGGCTGGTTTAAGCGGTGCTGGTGTTGCTGGCGCAGCAGGTTTGGGCTTGTTAAAGATGGCAGACAAACTATTGCAAGGTGAGCGTTTCAGTAGCGCAGCTTATTCTGGCGCTAAGACTGGTGCTTTGGCCTATGGTGCCGGTCAAGCTAAACAAGCATATAGTGCTCACCAAGCGGCAGCGAATGCAGCGAACGGACAAGGTCTTCCTGCACACCCAAGCGCAGCCAGTGACTACAACGGAACTGCAACAGGCCCAGATGGTAGCAATGTTACAAATCCAATAGGTCCTGATAATGTCACTGCTCCGGTGGGTGCTGGCGGTGATCTCGGTGGCGGTAACTATACAATAATGAAGGGCGATACAATGGGAAGTATCGCACAGGCACAGGGTATTCCTGACGCAGACTTGCAAGGTCTAAATCCACAGATTGATTTCTCTAAACCATTGCAACCAGGTATGAATATTAACTTGCCTGGTGCAGGTGATAACGCAGGTAGCGTGTGGCAAGGATATCAAGGTGGTAACTATGGTGATGCAGCAAGTGCTGCTCACAAAGCAGCCGGACACGCAGCAAACGCAGCCACACAACAAGCAGATACAGCAACACAGGCAGCTGGTACCGCTACAAACGCAGCCACACAACAAGCAGATACAGCAACACAGGCAGCTGGTACCGCTACAAACGCAGCCACACAACAAGCAGATACAGCAACACAGGCAGCTGGTGGAATTCACAATCAAGCAGACTTGGACAATTATGTTCAAAAGAGTATTGACGCTGGTACTACACCTACTGGTCCTGACCTTAGCGGCTTCACCGAAGTAACTCCACAGGGTGGCGATGTTACTACACAACTTAAAAACTTAGTTGCCAAAGGTTACCATGTTGCACAAAGTCAACAGTATCCTGATCATATTGAGATTACTGATGCAAGTGGCAAAGTTGTACAACAGTTTAACCCAGGCAACAGATTCTTGGCAAATCGTTTGAGTGCGGCAGCGAATGGTATCAACTTGCGTGAATCGTTTATTGATACTCGTCAAACAGCAAGAAAATGGATGTTGCGTGAGAGTCTAGGTCGTCCACGCGGTGGTGTTGTTCTTACAGAAATGGCCATTGCAAATATACTGTATGAAGCAGGCGAAGCAGTTGATACTGGTGCTGCCCCAGCAGCAGAGCCAAAGAAACCTGGCGCTCTTAAACGTATTAGTAACTGGTTCAAACAAAAAGGCAGCAATCTTACAAACAAAGTCACAGCAGACAAGTTGAAACAAACTTGGATCAAACAGCAGATGCCTGATGACAGTGAAGAAATTGCTAAAATCTTATCAGACGCTGGTGTTGGTAAAGCCATCATCAGTAACATCTTTAAGGGTATGGGCGTTCCAACAGCAGGTGCTGCACAGGCTCAAGCAGGTGGTCAACAACCACAAGCACAAGGTCAGGCGCAAAATCAAGGACAAGCACAACCCCAAGCACAAGGTCAACCAGGTGGTAATACTGGGACTCGAGGACAAGCACAACCCCAAGCTCAGGCAGCTGGCGCAGAAGAACCACAACAACAAGGTTTGGGTTCTAAGATCAAACAGGCCGCTGGTAACTTTGTCAGCGATACTGGAAAAGGTCTTGGTATGATCGGTGACGTGGCACGAGGTGCTGCTGGTGCAGTAGAACGAGGCAAATACGGACTTGCTGGTGCATCAGATACATCATATCTGCAAAAATCACAGACAGATAAAGCCAGAGGTCCCGAAACAGTTAATCCAAATGTGCATACAATGTATGACAAAGCCGGCAAGCCATACACATACACCAAGAAGGGTGGCAAATGGGTGGATGCTCAGGGTGGTGAAGTGCCTCCAGCATTTGCCGCAAGCATTGAAGCACAGATTGCACAAAAACAAAAAGATGCTTTGAACAAACAAAAAGCTGGTCCAGGTGTTGATGCAAATGCTATGGCAGCTAAACAAGCTGCTGGTGCAAAAGCTGCTGCTGGTTCAATGAAGGCATCTGATGGCACTGCTACAAAAACACAGGCTACACAAGGCGGAGTAACCGCAGCAAACAGAATTAACAACACGACTCCTGGTCAGTATACTGCACACGGTGCTGGTACTACTGGTCCACAAACTTACAACAAAGGCATTCAGGCGTTCCCTAATAACGATACTACAAAAGCAGCACAGCCAATGGCAACTGCTAACAATGCTAATGCTACAGCAGAACCAAAAGAGCCAACATTGAATCCTGAACCGCAAGCACAGGCAAAACCAGCAGCTACTAGTTTTGCTGGTAATCAGAATGCTGGTTACGGTAAAGCAACATACAATGTACCAACAGGTGCAGCTGTTCCAACTGCAAAAGCTCCAGCAGCAACTCCGACAAAAACAGCAGCAACTCCGACAGCAAGTGCTCAGGCAGATGCAGGGAAACCTGGGTTCTTACAAAGCAAGATTAAAGGTCGTCAACCAGCAGTCACTGCCGAAGGTAGAAACTTTGCTGGCATCTTGTGGAAACAAATGAAGGGTCTATGATGTTTTTAGCAGAAGGCGGAAACGTATTCAAGAAAGCAGACAAGACTCCCGGTACTCAGCGTATTAACCGTGTAGATGTTTCAATCACAGTCAAGTGGCTAGAACAGGTCACTGGTCTAAGTCTGATGGACGCAATGGTTGGTAGTACTGGACAACGAGATACCAGCGGCGACATTGATTTGGCACTAGACGGCAATCATATTACCAAAGCGGCTGTAATCGGCACATTGGTAAACTGGTGCAAGCAGAACGGTATCCCAGACGATCAGATTATGAATCGCAAAGCAAAGGGTAAAAACCCATCTATGCTTGACGGTTGGATCGATCAGACTGGTATTGAAGTTCACTTCAAATGCCCAATCAACGGCGATATTAAAAACGGTCTAGTTCAAGTTGATTTTAACTTCTTGACACAAATGGCTTGGAGCAAGTTTATGCTTGCAGCAATGCCAGCAGATAGTCAGTTCAAAGGCGTTGATCGTGCTGTGTTGTTTAACAGCATTGGTAAAACACAAGGGGTTAAAGTAGCAGTTAATTCTGGGGTTCACGACAGAGCAACTAACGAACTTGTTACTACAGACCCAGGCACATTTGCTCACATATTGCTTGGTCCACAGGGCACAATACAAGATTTGGCCAGTGTAGAAACTACTATTGCCGCACTGAGAAATGATCCACATCGTGATGCCAAACTGCACGATTTTGCAGAATACCTACAACGCAGTGGCAGACAAATGCCACAACTAGAAGCCAGCGCACACCCAAGCAACTGGTTTAAGTATATTAATCAGAGACTAAAATAATGCTGCTTGAATTTGTACAAATGCTCACAGAAGCACGAACTCCGCACCCCGAAGATTTCATTTTTCAGGGCAGCGAAAGTGCTATGGATGCTATCAACGGTATTGTCAGCGCAGTAGAGCAGCCACAAACAGTCACAATCAAGTGGGACGGAAGCCCAGCTATTGTATTTGGTCGTAGAACAGCAGATGGTATGTTTACCATGAACTACAAAGAATACATTGGCTTGCCAGGAGCACAAGTTACAACAGCACAAGAGTTGCTTGACTTCTATATCAAGAACAACAAGAACATTGAAGTGGGACGAAAACTTGCAAGCGTATTCAATGCCGTAGGCTCAATATGCCCACCCACATTTCGAGGGTTTGTTCAGGGTGACCTGATGTGGCTAGAACCACTTCAGCCCAACAACGGTAAGTTTGTATTCAAACCCAATCCACACGGTGTCACATACAGAGTGCCTGTAGACAGCGATATCGGCAAAAAGATTGTGGGCAGACAAGTGGGATTGGCTGTACACAGCATTGGCTCAGATGTTGAAAACAACAAAGAAACTCCTTTAGTTGGTCGTCGTAGTATGAACGGACTAGAAGGTCTTGTAGACAGTAACAAATGGTGTACAGTGTTTACTGGCAATATGGGCATTGATTTCAGATTAAAACGCCCAGTCAGAGCAGAAAACGCAGCTCGTGCAGCAGTCAATAAGTTCAAAGCCATTGGTGGTGATGACTTCTTGGGCAGTATCACTGGGTCTACCAAAGCAACTCTACAGACTTATTACAATCGAAAAGTCACTGGACAAGCAGTAGATCAAAACTGGCTAGAAACTAAGTTATCTAAGCCACAGTATGCTGTAATCAACAGCGAAGAAAATCGCCCCATTATCGAGGCTTTAGACAAGGTTTATAGCGCAATTGCTGCATTAAAGATGGCAATGTTGCAACAATTAGAACCCCAAGTATCTGGGGTAGAACAGTTTGTGAATGACGTTCCCAAGGGGGAAGGATTCAACATAGACACCCCCAGCGGCTTTATCAAGCTAGTTAACAGGGGTGTTTTCAGCGCCGCAAACTTCGCTGGAAGAGCACAAGTTTAAATGATTTTTGAGACCTGTGCTAAATAAAAGTATGCAGTCGTATGACTCATTAAATTAAAAGGAAAATAAAATGGCAGTTTTTACACGTATTAATGGCGATGCAGCAGGCATCGTAAACGCAGACGCAGGCCGTAGCTTTGCTAACGCAGCGATTATCAACACAGGTATCGCAGCTCCATTGACAGCTTACAGAATTTACTTCGCAGCATCTACATCTGGTGCTTATGGTAACTTGGCAGCTGAATTGACAACTGGTGGTGCAGTTGAAACTATCTTGCGTATCATCGAAGGTAACGCAACAGTTTTGGCTTACCAAGTTGACGCTACAACATCTGGTTCACAATTGAGCGTTCTTACAGAACGTAGCGGTTGGACAGACAGCTTGTTGACAACTCAACTACAAACTGGTGCAAACCAATTTGGTGCAACTGGTGGTAACATCGGTGCTACTGGTAACATCTGGGTTAGCACAAACGGTACTTCTCCAGCAGTTAGCTCTGCTTACGGTATCAAGATCGCTTCTAGCTCATCGGTCTAATTCGTTTTATTACGAAACTACAAAAACCCACTTCGGTGGGTTTTTTGTTGGCTAAATACAATTATGAAAACAAACATTGAATATTATCGTATGTACAGCTTGGTTGATATAACCAAGACTGGTATTACCCGCGGTGATGGTTCAATGGAACGTGACCAACAACGTAACTACGAAACAGTGCTACAAGCCATTGGTCTTATCACTCAGCCCACAGAACTACAAGCTCCTGTAACAACTCACGCTCATATGGAATGGCTAGAGTTCGGAGAGTTCTTTGAAGGTGAACACAAAGTTTGGGTATGGCAGTTTGCTGTTGAGCACACAGACATATTCACCATTGGTACAAATCCCGTTGGCAGACTAAACGAAGCATTTGACCAAGTGCCAATCATCTGCGGTCTCGATGAGACTGCACGATTTATGTTGCCTATTTTTTATCCTTATGGTACGATTAAAAACGTATATTTCAAAAAAGGATATCTTGACATAAATAACATATAAAAGATTGCTACTGCTACTTTAGGCTCACTTTTGTTTTCTTCATTATGGCTCATTATTTTACACCCACATAGCAGTACAAAAACACAAGAATAAAGCCATGATTACCACTGAAATAGAAAAGCAGAACCTAGAAGCGCACGTAGAAATCTGTGCTGTGAGGTATGCGAGTTTGGAAGCTAAATTAAACAACTTAGAAAACCGTATGGACAAAGTCGAGGGACATTTACTCGACATTAAAACTGTTTTGGCTACTGTGGCTCAACCTAAGGAGCAGTCGAAACCTCAAACTGAGGACGCAAATCCTTACAAAACAATGATAGCTATCGGCACGACTATCATTGGTGTATTAATCACTGGCATCATCACTCTATTAGTGAAACTAAATTAAAATGCGCATCGTAGAACTCTTAAATAACATACAACTGCCAATCACCAATGAAGAAGCAGAAGTATTGGACATGTTTGAAGATCGCAAAGAAGTTCACAAAAGTGAACTAGATCCAAGACACGTTATTATGGCAAACAAACTAGTCAACAAAGACGTACTCTACAGAATCAATGAAAACGGCCGTATCATCTACAAAAAACGAATCTCCGGATATCAAAGAAGTTAAAAAAGTCATAGAAGCCACGGCTTTATATATAAGTCGTTGGACAGAACAACAAACACAAAAAATCAGCGCAGATACAAAAATGCCCTATATATGGCCCATCGAAGGTGTGGGTTATATCATAGGGCATTACCGTGTACTGAACAATAAGGGCAGCTGGCAAGTCAGAAATCTAGACAACGAATTGTTGTATACTTTCACAGAAAAACTCAGCGCAGTCTTTTTTGTAATCTGTGAAATAACCAAGCGCTATACGTTGTCCCAAAATATACTAATGGCTGACACAAATGTAAATAGATTAAGAAATGATATTGTTCATTACGAAGCCAGTATCAAGCGAGCCAAATCTGCTAAAAAGTTTGACAACCTAGACATTTGGAAAGCTCGTTTGTATGATGCAAATCTACAGCTGGCCTTTGCGAACCAAGAATTGAAGAAATCTTTGAACAGTGCTAAATACATTAAATATTGGGAATAACGAACCATGCGTTTATCAGAAATGAGCAATCAGCCCCGCGCTGACAAAATTAACAAAGTAGTCGAAAGCCGTTTTGGTTTTAAAATTGATTACGCAAATCTAACATTCAAAAAAGCCTTCGGCATCGTTCAGGGTTTAAACGAGACACTTGACCGTGCTCGTCGTACTCACGGTGTTCACAGCGCAGAAAAGAATCCACACTATATGGAAATCTTGATGGTGCGTGAAAGTCTGAATCGCTGGATGGTAGAAAACCGTCAACAACTAATCGTTGAAAGCGAAATGGCTAAGGCAGAAGCAACTCTTGCTGCTAAAGACATGGTTGACAGCATCCAAGATATGCTTGAGAAAATTGGCAAAATGCAAAACGAACAGCTTCCAGCTTTGTTGGATACTATTCGTGATCAAATCGGTGATCAACAGGCAGAACAGTTCAAGAGCACTGTAACTCCATTGCTACAACAACTATGGCAATCACTAAGTGATGGTCGTGGTCAAGCAGACACTGCCGCTCGTCAATTGACAGGCGAAGGTGGTAGTGATATGGGCTTGGGCGGTGGCGAGATGGGTGGTATGGGCGGCGCTCCAGCTCCAGCTCCAGGTATGGGCGGTGACGAATTGGGCGGCGGCGATGAATTCGGTGCTACAGCCGCAGCAGCTGGTGGCACTGACGAACTAGGTCGTGAACGCCGTGAAATGGCAGAAGCTAAAAAAGCCAAGCCAGACTATATCGATCTTGACAAAGACGGTAACAAAAAAGAAACAATGAAAAAAGCTGCGAAGGACGCAAAGGCTAAAAAATGAGATTCAACGAATTTCGCCCATTGTTTGAAGACGTCTTCGATGACGAGTACGGGGCTGATCCGTCAAGCTACATCGAAGACGACGCTGACCACGAGGCTGACAATGCGTTAATCGATACTTTGCGTGAGATACAGTTTAGCAGCAGCGATAAAAAGATTCCCAAAATCGCTGTTGGCGCACTAATTAATTTGGTTAAGAATAAACCAGGTGGTGAAGCGTTTGATCTTAATGCGCTAGAAAAAGCCAAAAAGAACAACGAGACTGTTAAAGAAATGATTAAGAACATTGAAGACAACGAAGAAGGGGTCAAGTATGTGTTCATTAATCCAATCGAGCCAATCGATGGACCAGAAGGCGAAGTGGGTGGTAGCGAAGATGGTCAAGCTGGTATGACTGCTCCAGAAAAGACAGTGGCTAGCATGGCTAACAGAGCACTTTCAAGTCGCACATAACCAAAATAATTGCTTTTTAACTCAAAACTCCTTATACTAAATAAAAACGGTATAAGGAGTTTTTCTATGAAACGTTTACTTTTAGCTCTGGCATTAATAACAAGCACAACAGCATTTGCTCAACACGGCTACTGGCGTCACGATGGTCGCGGTGGTTGGGGTTGGGTCGCTCCTGCCGTAATTGGTGGTGTAGTCGGCTATGAAATCGCCCGTCCCCCGGTGTATGCACCTGCTCCAGTAGTTGTACAGCAACCAGTGATTGTCGAACAACCACAAGTAGTTCAGCCTGCACAACAAAATTGCAGTCCTTGGACACAGATCCAAAACCCTGACGGTAGCGTCACAAGCACACGGACTTGCAGATGATTACAATAACTGAATCTGCACTGGAAAAAGTCAGAGATATATTGGCTGAGGAAAATAATCCTCAGATTAAACTACGCACATTTGTCCAAGGCGGAGGCTGTAGCGGATTTAGTTATGGCTTTACTCTAGACGAAGAACAAAATGAAGACGACTTTGTTATTGACAACAATGGCATTATCGTACTGATTGACAGTATGAGTATGCAGTATCTGCAAGGCGCAACTATTGACTATAAAGAAGAACTTATGGGCAGTAGTTTTACAATACAAAACCCCAACGCACAAACTACTTGTGGCTGTGGATCAAGTTTTTCTGTTTAAGGAGACAATGGAAGTAGTGGAATCAATAACAGGAGTTAAGTATGTCATATTCGGATAAAGTTTTGGATCATTATAATAATCCTAGAAATGTCGGATCGTATAAAAAAGGTGAAGAAGGTGTTGGTGTTGGTCTCGTAGGGGCGCCATCATGCGGTGATGTTTTGCAACTAAGTATAAAAGTAGAAAATGGAGTAATAACAGATGCCAGATTCAAAACCTATGGATGCGGCAGCGCCATTGCCAGCAGCAGTCTCGTTACAGAATGGGTCAAGGGAAAAACGCTTGACCAAGCACGAACGATTACTAATTCAGACATTGCTCAAGAGCTTGCCCTCCCACCGGTTAAAATACATTGTAGCATACTTGCAGAAGATGCTATAAAGGCAGCAGTAGAAGATTATAAGAAGCGACATGATAGTTTACAGTGACAGCAATATTATTGATTTAGAGTGGTTACCAAAATTAAGTTTAGCAGACTACACACTTTGTCACAGTTTTGAAGAATATATTGCAAGCACTGATGCTGTAAAGATCGCTTTCACTACGCACAGGTTGCATTGTGACCACGATATGAACTGTGCAGCCTATAAAGGCTTTGAAGATAAAATACGACAACTCAGCGCTGCAAGTCTGTTGGTGTTCAGCTTTGAAAGTGAGTTGCACAACTTTCATTGGCACATATGGGATCAGTGTCACGATAACAATGTTTACTGGGTCTTGCCCGGCAATGTCAACGATAATCCCGATATGCACAGTCATATCTTATTCTGGGGCGATTGGTTCAAGACCACTGCACTACTCTACAAATCACTGCCCGATAAACTAGCAGAATTAAATCCCTACGCAACCAAGCCCAAGATGTTTGACGCATTGTTGGGTAGTCCCAAGCCACACAGAGATTTTGTCTATCGTGCTGTGCAAGAAAATAATCTACAGGATCAATTCATTATACCCTACGGTGGAAAATGGAACGACAATCAGTTCTATGCCAAAGACTATTTTATATGGGAACCTGGGGTAGAGGTCGTGGGTGAACAGCAAGCTGGCACAGCGGGTCCAGTAAAATACTATGGAGTATGGACTGGTCTGAGCAGAGTTATGCCTCTGCAAGTTTACAAGCAGACTGCTTATAGTATTATCACTGAAACAGATCACGACAATTCACTGAGTTTCTATACAGAAAAAACAGCCAAGGCCATGATTGCTCGTAGATTGTTCGTGGCATTCAGTGGCTACAAGTTCTTGGAAAATTTGCACGAACAAGGGTTTCTAACATTCTGCGATATCATTGACGAGAGTTATGACCTAGAACCCAACGATACACACAGATACACAATGGCCTTTGAACAGGTCAAAAAGTTGTGTGCAATGGATCAGCAGTATGTGTTTGATGCTATCAGACCAGTGTTAGAGCACAACTTCAACAGAGTTATGAACACTGATTGGACTGCATACGCAGCAGTTCAAATAGATGCTGTCATCAAGTCAGCCCAGTAACGATTAGCCTCATCTCCGGGATGGAATCCATCTGGTTGAAAACTGTTGAGTTGCTTTGCTACATCATAGATGGTGCGTGTTTGCCCATCAAATACCCATTGTGCAAAATCAATCTCGTTGATTAGATTGTTAAGTTCTGGATATTTCTTGATGCCAAAATCTCCGTTTGGACTAACGTGATCGTTGGCATTCCAATAATCAACATAGCTGGTAAAACGATAGGGTATGTTCTTGGCCTTCAAGAAGTTTTGTAACTTGACGATCTCCATCAAGTTAATACTAGCCAGACTGAGTTCGCTGCTTACTTTGTACATTTCATAGAACATCTTGTGAGCAACGGGATTCTTAAACCAAGTGCCCATTTGTCCGCCACTAAAGATCCAACCCAGTTTACCTCCGGGTATTCTGCGATAGAAGCCATAACTATCAAACAACGATTCCCAAGCTGGGTCTTCTAAGCTGGTCAGATAGTCAAGGCGACTAACTCCAGTCCACATAACCCATACCATTTCTGGTCTACGTTCTAGTACTGCACGAATTACACTGTCACAGATATATTGATTGCCAGCAGCAGCTTCGGCTACATTTTGTATTTCGTGTCCTGCTACAAACTTGGGCCAACAAATATTGGGTCCGCCTGGATATTCGGGCCACTGCGTAAAGCTGCAACCCCCTATTAGAATTTTCATCAATTATTTATTGACTAAGTATTAAGCAACTGTTATAATTACTATATGATTAATCCTAAATTCAATTATGTCCCAATGAATCGAGAGACCATTGAGGGCAAGCGACATTATTGTTTACCAGATGGTTCCAAAGTTCCTAGCGTAACAACTATCCTAGACAAGACCAAGCCACAAGAAAAGCGTGAAGCACTGGCAAACTGGCGTAAAGCAGTAGGCGAACAACGAGCGCAACAAATTACCACAGAGGCAGCAAATCGTGGCACACGTATGCACAGCTATCTTGAGTCATACATTCTCAGCGATGATATGAAACCCCTACCCACGAATCCATATGCTCACCCAAGTTGGTTCATGGCAGCAGAAGTCATTCTCAAGGGACTCACAAACGTAGACGAATATTGGGGCAGTGAAGTCCCACTTTACTATTCAGGACTCTATGCTGGCACCACAGACTGTATCGCAGTGTGGAAGGGCAGACCAGCAATTCTTGACTTTAAACAGACCAACAAGCCCAAGAAGCGTGAATGGATCGAAGACTACTTTTTACAGTTAGCAGCCTACGCACAGGCACACAATCACACATACGGCACTAATATCAGAGACGGTGTAATTTTGATGGCTGCACAGCCGAAATTGCTCGAAGATGGCACCTATACCACTCCGGAATACTTGGAATTTGAAGTTTCCGGTGAGGAATTCGACAAGTGGACAGACGCCTGGACCAAGCGAGTTGAACTGTATTATCTCACAAGCTAAATAGATAATATAGTAAGGTTTTAGAACATGGCAATCGTCCAGATTTCACGCATTCAAATTCGTAGAGGGTTAAATCAAGACTTACCCCAGTTAGCCAGCGCAGAAATGGGCTGGAGTCTAGATACTCAGCAACTGTACATCGGTAACGGAACTACTCAAGAGGGTGCTCCTAGCTCTGGGGTTACTGAGATTCTGACTCAGCATAGTAATATTTTGAACTTGATTGGTCTTTACACCTATCAGGGTCTGTCTGGTGGATACGCAGTTGTTACTGGTCTTACCAGTGCTACTCCTGTTACACGTACCCTACAACAAAAACTAGATGACACAGCTAACCTGCGAGATTTTGGCGTAGTGGGTGACGGTGTTACAGATGATACTGTAGCAATCAACAGAGCGATTCAGCAAATCTATAGCTCAGTCTACTTGGACAACTCTGCAAAAGTTCGTCGTACTATCAACTTCCCAGCTGGCACTTATATGGTCAGCAGCCCGATCTTAATTCCGCCTTATGCTAAATTGATTGGTGATGGTAGAGATAGTACTATCATTATGACCAGCAATACCACTGCTCCTGTTTTCAAAACAGTGGACAGTCAGTACAATGGCTCTGGTACTACTAAGCCAAGAGCAGTCCTGATTCAGGATATTCAACTAACTTCGAATGCTGCAACTAGTTCGACCTTGTTCCAAGTTGACAGTTTGGCCAACGGTAAGTTTGTGAATATGAAGTTTGCTGGCTATACTGGTTCTACTAACAACTTGGTCTACATTACAGACAGTATCAGCAACGTTCGCAACATCACATTTGATAACTGTACATTTACTACAGGGGTTTCTGGCATCAACGTTGCTGTACAAGGTACTGGTATTGCCAGTGTCAGAGTCAATAACAGTAGTTTTGAAACTCTGAACGTTGGATATTCTATTCCAAACACAGTCAACGGGTTTAGCAGTGATCACAACTTCTTTGGTAATGTAACTACACCACGCATCTATGGTACTAATGGCACACACTACGTCTTTGGTGATGCAATGTGGGGCACAGGCAGTGCCAACGTCACTGGTGTAACACTGGGTCGTTTGAACACTATGGGTACAGTTACTAACAGTATCCCAACAGGTACTGCCACAGTGATTGGACAATTATCCAATGGTGCTGGTAGTGTTGACTATCAACTTGACAATGGTAGTGCATATCGTTTTGGTACTGTGAAGTTTACTGTAACTGGCAGTGCTACAACATTTGAAGATGATTACACAGAAACTGGTACAAGCCTTGGTGGAAATCTTTTCATCAACGCAGCTGGCTATCTAAGTTGCAGCGTAACAACCGCTGCGACATTAAAATACAACCTAAAACAATATTTCTAACAAATGTGGAAACTTGACCCCGGTGAGCGCATTGCTCACTGGCGTGCTTTTCGATTAGCCATTGGTGGTATGCCTTTGGAATCTGCTATACAGGCAACTGCCGAGTATTGGCAAAGCTGCCCTCACAAACCATTCTATCTTAATCCGGATGATCCAGAAAGCTGGCCTACAGCCTGGGAATTAATTACGGAAAATTACTACTGTGACCTTGCAAAAGCTCTGGGAATGATATATACTATTTCATTCAGCGGACATAACTCTGTACCAATGGAAATACACGTATATAATGATCTAGAAACGGGGTACGAATATAATTTAGCTGTTTTCGAACAAGGAAAATATGTTATTAATTTGATGGACGGACAAATTGTAAATATTGAATCAGTCAAAGAGTTTAAGTTAAAGCGCTGTTACAACAGCAAACAATTAAAATTAGAATAATACAGAGGTATCAATGAGTAACATTCAAGTCACGAAACGTAGTGGCCGAAAAGAGCCCTTAGCAGTTGAAAAGTGGCAAGCACAGATTACAAAAATCTGTTCAGGAATAGCGGACGTAAGTCAGAGTATGATCGAGATTAGAAGTCAACCACACTTCTATGACGGCATCACAACCCGAGAGATTGACGAAATCACTCTACGAGCAATCGTAGACCTGATCGACGTTACCAGTAACCCAGATGTAGGACACGTAAACTATCAGTACGTAGCAGGCAAGCAACGCTTATCCATGCTGCGAAAGGATGTTTATGGCGAATACGAGGTCCCGCACCTCTACGATATTGTGAAACGCAATGTTGAAGTCGGTCTGTACACTCCCGAGTTGTTGGACTGGTATACTCCAGAAGACTGGAACAAAATGAATGATATGCTGGATCATGAAAAAGATGAACAGTATAGCTATGCAGCAATCGAACAGTTAATTGAAAAATATCTAGTGCGTAATCGTGCTACAAAGGAAGTATATGAAACTCCTCAAATCAGATACATGGTTGCATCGGCTACTATCTTCCATAAAGAAGAACCTAATACAGCCCGTATGCGATTTATCAAAGAATACTATAACGCAGCCAGTGATGGTCTATTCACTTTGGCTACTCCTGTCTTGGCTGGTCTGGGAACTCCTACTAAACAATTCAGTAGTTGCGTTCTTATTCGCAGCGATGACGACCTTGATAGTATATTTGCATCCGGAGAAATGATGGCCAAGTATGCCAGCAAACGTGCAGGCATTGGTTTAGAGATTGGACGTTTACGTCCATTAGGTGCTCCCATTCGTGGTGGCGAAATCATGCACACTGGCATGATTCCATTCTTGAAGAAATGGTTTGGTGATCTACGTAGTTGCAGTCAAGGAGGTATTCGTAATGCAAGTGCCACTGTTTTTTATCCCATCTGGCATCATCAATTCGATGATCTTATTGTGCTCAAGAACAATCAAGGAACCGACGAAACCCGTGTACGACATATGGACTACGGGGTGGTGCTTTCTGCTTTTTTCTGGCGTAGATTTAGAAACAAACAAGATATCACGTTCTTTGACCCTAACGAAGTACCGGATCTATATAACGCCTTCTACCGAGATACCGCGCTTTTTGAGGAGCTGTATGTCAAGTATGAAAAGCAAGCGGGTCTACGTAAAAAGTCTATGCCTGCCGAGGAAGTTTTTAAGAGTGGCATTCTAAAAGAGCGAACTGATACTGGACGAATTTATCTAGTGTTCATTGACAATGTGATGAATCAGGGACCATTCGATCCCGAGTATCACACCATTTATCAAAGTAATCTCTGCTGTGAAATTCTATTACCTACTAAATCGTTTAAACGACTGGATGACGAATCCGGACGGATCGCACTTTGCACGTTGGGTTCGCTCAACTGGGGTGCTTTCAGGAATCCTGAGGATATGCGCCGCGCTGCTAGAATTCTTCACAGGTCCCTCAACAATATTCTTGACTATCAGGATTTCTTATCCATCCAATCCAAGTTATCTAATGATGAGATTAGACCAATTGGCATCGGCGTTACTAATCTTGCCTACTGGCATGCGAAGCGCGGGTTCAAATATGGGGACCGTGATTCGTTACGTGAAGTCAAATCGTGGATGGAGCATCAGGCATATTATCTTACCGAAGCCAGTGTTGAACTAGCCAAAGAACGTGGACGTTGTTTACACAGCGATCAAACACGTTACGGCAAGGGCATCTTCCCTTGGGAACTACGTGCTAAAGGTGTTAATGAACTCGCAGACTTCACACCAGAACTAGATTGGGAAACTCTACGTGCTAATATGAGAGCATATGGTGTACGTAATGCTACACAAATGGCTGTAGCTCCTGTAGAATCTAGTAGCGTTGTCATTAACAGTACCAACGGTATTGAAATGCCAATGCAACTGATTTCAGTTAAAGAATCAAAAGCTGGTAGTCTAGTACAGGTTGTGCCAGAATATCAGAAGTTGAAAAACAAATATCAACTAATGTGGGATCAAACAGACTGTGATGGATACCTCAAGACTGCTGCCGTTATTGCAGCATATACTGATCAAAGTATTAGTACCAATACTTTTTATAATCCTGCTAATTTCCCAGACCGTAAGGTTCCTACTACGCTGATTGCCAAGAACTTGATGCAAGCGCATATGTGGGGCCTGAAAACATTCTACTATAGCCTGATTAACAAGCAAGGTGCTAAAGCAGCACCCGAAGACAGACCCGGTGTAGTAGAAGAACAAAAATTGTGGAATGCAATCAAAGCACCAGTTGCACAACAATATGACGACCTTGAAGATGACTGCGAATCGTGCAAGTTGTAGCCTGTAAACTATAAGTTTTTGTAAACTATAATAAATAATAGTATGAACTATCAAAGGATTTACGATGCTATTATTGAAAGAGGCAAAAATAGAACACTTACAGGATACCAAGAATCTCATCATATTGTTCCAAGATGTTTAAATGGAACTGATGATAAAGATAACTTGGTATCTCTTACACCTGAAGAACATTATCTGTGTCATCTGTTATTAGTTAAAATATATCCAAATAATATTAAGTTAGTTAAAGCCGCTATGTTTATGGTATCATCAAACAATAATGTAAAAAGAAATAATAAGGCATACGGTTGGCTTAAACGACAATATTCAGATTATATGCGTGGACCAAATAACCCACAAAAGTTAAATCCACGTAAAGGCGAAAGACACCATACATATAATCGTAAGATTGAATTTAACTTTACTGATGACGGTCGAAAAGTGTTATCCGATAAGATGACTGGTAATAAAAATCCTTGTGCCGGTGTTAAGCCTTGGAACCATCCAAGAGCTACAGATTATTCAAAATCAGTTTGGAAGAAAGCTGATGTAATATATCAAACTTGGATAGATAATAACAAACCATCGTACTGTAAGTTATATACATTACTGAACGAAAAATGTTATACTAACGAAAGCAAGGTAATAGGCCCTTATATGAATATGATAAAATATTTTAGAGATGGTTGGGTTCCTACACAAGATACAGAATGGACAAAATATAAATGAGCAAACAACAATATAATCTCTCAACTAAAACAGACTATCTCAGTCGCAAGATGTTTCTTGACGAAGCAGGTCCTGTAACTATCCAACGCTTCGAAGAAGTCAAGTATCCCAAGATTGCTAACTTTGAAACCACAGCACGTGGCTTCTTTTGGGTACCGGAAGAAGTATCATTGACCAAAGACGCAGCAGACTTTAAAGATGCTAGTGAAGCAGTCAAGCATATCTTTACTAGCAACCTGCTACGCCAAACAGCATTGGACAGTTTGCAAGGTCGTGGCCCAAGTCAAGTGTTTGCTCCTGTGATCAGCTTGCCTGAACTTGAAGCACTTGTCTATAACTGGACATTCTTTGAAACAAACATCCATAGTCGTAGTTATTCACACATCATTCGTAACATCTATAACGTGCCCAAAGAAGTGTTCAACACAATTCACGATACGCAAGAGATTGTTGAAATGGCAAGTAGTGTAGGTGATTATTATGATGCTCTGCACGTTATCAACTGCCGCAAAGAACTCGGCGAAACGGTGACTGAAAAAGAACATATTAAGGCGATTTGGATGGCATTACACGCCAGTTATGCACTCGAAGCCTTCCGTTTTATGGTGAGCTTTGCTACATCACTGGCAATGGTAGAAAACCGTATCTTTATGGGTAATGGCAACATCATCAGTTTGATTCTACAAGATGAGTTGTTGCACAAAGGTTGGACAGCATACTTGATTAACCAAGTAGTTAAAGAAGATCCACGCTTTGCTGCCATCAAAGCAGAATGCGAACAAGAAGTATATGCTCTGTATATGGACGTGATTCGTGAAGAAAAGGCTTGGGCACATTACTTGTTCAAGAAAGGTCCAGTGATTGGTCTTAACGCAAACATCTTGTGTGACTTTATGGACTACACAGCACGTGGTGCATTGTTGGACATTGGTATCAAGTATCAGGCAACAGCACCCAAGACAACACCTATTCCATGGTTCAACAAACACACAGACACTAGCAAGAAACAAACAGCCTTGCAAGAATCTGAATCAACTAGCTATGTCATCGGTGTTATGAGTGATGCACTTGACTATGACGAGTTGCCCGACCTATGAGAAATCTATTAAACTTAATGGAAGATGAACTAAACGATGCCTGGTTCAAAGATGGATTTGAAACATACAAAAAGCCAGCACAGGAACGTTATGAGATTGCACAACAAGACGGGACTATTCAAACTCTGGAAGGTCCTGTAAAGTATAAAGCTGGCTACTACATTCTGACTGGTCCAAAAGGTGAGCGCTATCCCGTACCCCCAGAAAAGTTTGCCGAACTCAAAGACGATCAAGGCAACGGTGTTTGCACACCCAAGAAGATCATGAAGATGGCCAAACTTGCTGACCATGATGGTAGTGTAAAAACAAGTTGGGGCGAAACTCTAAACTACACCAAGGGCAACGACTATATAGTTAGACACGGCGCTGGTGATTACGGTGTGGTCAAGGCAGACATTTTTAAACAAACATACGCAGTATAAGGAGAACTAGATGAAAGCAGTAGTATGGAGTAAGTATCATTGCCCATTTTGCGATCAGGCAAAGGCATTGTTGAAAGCAAAAGGCATTGAATTTGAAGAAAAGAAAATTGGTGACGGTTACACAAAAGAGGAATTGTTAGAAGCAGTTCCTACAGCACGTACAGTTCCACAAGTATTCCTAGACGATCAATTGATCGGTGGATTCACAGAACTTAAAAAATACTTTGAAAGCGAAAATGTTAATCAATAAATCAAGCAAAATTGAAGCTGGTGACCTAGTCACATTCAAACTCGTAAACGGCGATGAAATCGTTGGCACAGTAGATGACCTAGATGGCACTGACTATCTAGTGTCGAATCCAATGACCGTGGTGCCAAGTCAAAAAGGCGTGGGCTTGTTCCCAAGTCTGATGACCGGCAAAGACACGAGTGTAGTCAGACTTAAAGCACAGCACGTTATGATGGCAGCAATAACCACAGACGAACTCAAGCCACACTACACACAAATGACCACTGGCATTGTCACGGCACCTGCAGGGATCATCAAGTAATGGCAAATGCTGCTCGTAAAGGTGACATAGACAATTTTGGGCATAGCATCACCGCCGCTGTGTCTGATACTGTCAAGATCGATGGTCAATTCGTTGCCACTAAGGGCAGCACGATGGATGACGGTGTTGCCATCGTCAGTGATACCATAGCCACAGTTAGATTCAATGGACAGCCCGCAGCAGTTGTGGGTAGTACTACAGAAAAACACACAAAAGATCCAGGTAAAAATAGTCCCGGCACCATTAAAGTAGGTGCTGGGGATGTTAATATTAGCGGATAAATACTAATATTAGGAATTTTTAATGGCTATTACACCAACAGTTATGATTGCCGCTCAGGGTATGTTGAGCGGTGGAGGTGTCGGAGTTAACCCCGATATGACTGCTCAAATCACGGGAGCGTCATCCAACTCTATCACTACTCTGATTGCAACACTTCAAGCAAACGTCGCCAATGTGGCTGGATTGGGTACTACACTGAGTAGTCTACCCAGTGCATTTACCACAGTGGCCTCAGCAGGTCAGGCAGCTGCCACTCAGGCAGCACAAATGGTACCAGATGTTAAGACCTTCATCAGTCTACAAAGTGCAAGCACAGCTTTTGGCAGTGCTAGTGCTGAATATGGCGCAGCATTGTCTCAGTTTGGTTCTAAGAGTTTTGGTGATTTAGGCATTGGTGTGGGCAGTTTTGCAGACGCTAATAGTGGGGGTTTAACCAGTCTTGTTCCTGGATTGGGTGCATTGGCTGCAAAAGCCAAGAGTGATGCATTTGGTAGTATCGGTGCAAGTCTAGACCCCACAGCATTGCTCAAAGGGCAAGCAAGCATAGCTGGATCATCTTTAAAAGATGGTATGACTCAAGTTAGTACTGGATTAAAGAACTTTGGTTCATTGATGGACTTTAGTAATCCGCAATCATTGACTCCCAGAGGACTGTATCTTAGTCTGAAAAAACAGGGACTAACAACCAGTAACGGTATTGATGACGCCATAGCCAACTTGGGTGAGACTAGTGCAACAATTACTGATGGTCCGTTAACGTTTATTTTCAGTGGTATAACGGGCGATGACTTACAAAAGATTATTTCACAAACTGGGGCAAAGCCTGTTGGCAATCCTCAGACACTGAACGATCTACTAGACCCAACTATTATGATGCCGCCAGGCGCAAGTACAGCCTTGGGAATTGCACCCGGAGCTAGTGCTGACGGTTTAAAAAGTTTGGGTAACACACTGACAAACATTGGTGTTCCATTAGACAATATGAGCGCAGCAAATTTGTTGGGCAGTGTTCAGACCAAAGTTGGGCCTTATCTGTCTCAGTTAAAGAGTTTAGTACCACAAAGCGTCAGCAGTGCATTGATGCCAATGTTGGGCAGTGGCTCTAGTCCATTCGGAACTCCCAGTATGTCAGATATGTTGGGCAGTTTGGCTGGCAAGCACACAGCAGATTTTGCTAGTGCTGGCAATCAACTTAGTAGTATTACAGGCAGCACACAAGGGCAAAGTCTGACTAGTGCCATGCAAGCATTACAAACTGCTATCTTACAGGGCAGTGGCCTAAGTGCGGCGCTAACTGCACTACAATCAGCCGCTGCTGCTTTCAATAGTTCAGTTGCTGGTAACCCTAACTTGCAAAGTGCCATCAACAGTATCAACACTTCAATGAGCAACGTGACCAGTCATCTTGCGCTAGAGAACAGCAACTTGTCATTGGCTGGATTGAACTTATCTAGTCCACCAACAAGCCCAGGCGGATCGGGACAGATACTTGCTTTTGCAAGCAAATTGCACAGTTTCGGGGTAGATAAGCTACAGTTAGGGCATAATGATTTATTCAATGGTGCAGCCACAGATGATTTAACCGGAGACGCTATCAAGGCATCACTACTTGAGGGCAAGAATGTTGCACAAATGGCATCAGTGGGTAAAACTCCACCGACTGTCAGCAACACTACACAGGCACTGTCTGCCGCAAATGCTTCAAACATTGACAGTTATATACAAGCATATCAAACAGCCAAGAGTGCTCTTAAAAATGCTCAGGCGGTAAGAGCCACTGCTAAACAATCACTACTAGACTCTGCTGATCAAGCAGCACTGGCGGCAAACAAGGCAAACTATCAAACAGCCATTGCCAACGAAAATTCAGCCAGCAGTGCAGCCGATGCAGCTAGAGATAAAATGTTACAAGCAGCCGCATCAGCGCCGTCTAGTAGCGGTGCTTTGGACAAGGCACAAGCGGCAATTGAAGCATAATATGCGTATATATTCGTCATTAACTGCGTACTTAACTAGTTATAGATAGATATAACTCTGGATTTCAAACATTATATAAAATATGCGCTTTGAAAGAAGCGCATTTTCTTTCTGAGGAGGACGAAAAATGAACAAGATTTTTACAATCTTATTCGCAATAATCGCCCTGGCAGTATTGGCACCCTGTCATGCGAAAGAGGTCGGCAAACAATCAGACCTCGACTGTCTAGCGAAAAACATATACTATGAAGCCGCTAGCGAACCAACAGAAGGCAAAGTTGCAGTAGGCCTTGTTACTATAAACAGAAGCAACAGTGGAACTTTCCCCACAACCATTTGCGGCGTTGTTAATCAGCGCACAAATTTCAGTGTACCAAAAAAGGTCACTAAAACACACACCATCACTGAAGGTGTGATCTTCAAAAAGACTCGTCAAGTCCGAGAAACCATGACCGTATGGGTAAACCACAGTGTTTGCCAGTTTAGTTGGAGATGTGAAAATGCTCATAAAATTCGCTCAACAGATACTCGTTGGGATGATAGTCTGGACGTTGCCCGAGAACTACTCGCAGGAGGCTACGAAGAATACCGTGACAAATATCGGGACGCTTTGTATTTTCACGAGCGCCATATTCACCCAGCTTGGGCTAAACAAAAGTCAAAAATAGACCGAGTGGGTGGTCATATATTCTATGCAGAAAAAGTTCAGGAGTTGACATTCGCACAGCGTGAGTTATAATTGTTAAATACAATATAACAACGGAGTCGAATATGTCACACGAACGAGTAACAGAGGAGTTGTTGGCAGCAGATGGTCTTGCTGACGATGACCTAGAGAATGATGATTATTGCTTTATATTCGACAAGGACGGTAAATTAAAAGGGGCCATTTTGCCAGAAGTGATCCCTTTCAAAGCTCCAAAGAATATTGCCAAGATTCTAAAGATACTGGGTGTACACGATATCAGTATGCTGGATCAAGAACAGCAACTACATTAAGACTTTGACTAAATAAGTGAAATAAGGAATTTTTCACTTATGGCATCTCCACAAGTTATCGTAGCGACCACAACAAGCAGTCAGACTTCTGCGGTCGCCAGCACAAAAGTGCGTGTTACTGCAAACGCAGAAGTTCGTTTTACTGTTGGCTCTAACCCAACAGTGACTACTGGCAATGGCGAAGTAATCGCAGCAAACACAACTCGTTATATCAATATGCAGGGCTTGAACAACAAGTTGGCATTTATCACTACCACTGGTGTAGCTGGGGTCAGTGTTCAGCAAATCGGCACAGTTTACGCATCAAGTATTCCTGGTGCTACTTATATCCAAAGTTAAGGAGTAGCATAAATGAACATCGCAGAAATACTACGCGGCCTAGCAGACAAAATTGACGGCATTGAAAGTCAAGTACCACACCAAGACCAAAGCGCACAACTACATCAAGTTGACGCTGCCAATGGCGAACACCCAGATGTCAATGTTGACAGCATGGTCAGTCCCTTACAACAAAAACTAGAGTTGATCAAAAAAGTTGCCGGCGTTGACAATGCTTTTAGCAACGGCGAGCTAGACACACATGCTGATCATGATCATACAGGTGCTTGCGCCGATTGCGGTTGCGACCCTTGTGCTTGTGATGGAGAAGAAGATCCCCTAGACACCATGAAACATCTAGCAGGACTTGCCCCAGCAGCCACACTGGTAATAGCCGACGAAGACGAACCTTTTGAAGGGTAAGTCTTAGATGTCAATCCAAAAATTATTTACTAGTAGAGCAAACGGTACAAACGGCAATATATACGTTGGTGAACGGGGCCATATGTTCTACAACGAACAGACTGGTAACTTAAGGATTAGTGACGGCGTTACTCCCGGTGGTAATCCCATTGCTCTGGGTAGTAATAGAATTGGTGACATAGAGTTCAATGGAACCACAAT